TAAGTTGTTCCTGTTGTCCAGTTTCTTCTAGGTATTACATAAGAAACGTCAGATGATGTTATTTTTTTTACAGCAAGCAAATCGTCAAACGTATTAAACTCTTGTAATACACTATCCGAAGGAGTGATAGAAGCACTATCTGTTCCTAAATTTTCTGTTCTTAAATCACCTCTTGTTTGAGTAGCCCAAGCTTGTGGTCTACCAATTCCTAGGTAATAAATGTTTGGAGAAGCTTCCGAAAAAGACTCGGAAAATTGTTCACTGTTGTGTATTCTAAACTTATTTGTTATAATTGCTGGCATAGTTAATTTCTTTAGTTATATTTATACAAGTTTTTGAAACTTATTATTATTTATACTCATTTATGGTGTAGTTGTTATAGTGATTTCAGCTGGCATAGTTAATTTAGTTTTAATGCCTCTACCTAAACTACTAGAACATAATAAAAGAGTATTGTCGTTACCGTCCAATGATGTTTTAGTTCCAAAAGTAACATTATTACTTAATTCCGCAATAGAATAATTTGTTCCTGTTTGTTTAAAGGTTCTAAATATTTCTCTATTAATAGTTTCATATCTAGGACCAGCATAAACAAAACCATCATTAACTGTAATACCATTAATAACTCCTCTAACTCTTGATGTTAATGAAATGCCAATAGCAGGAGAATATAAAGTTACATCTCTAGTTCCTGGTGTAAAAGGATGTATAGTATTAGGATCTAAATCAGCATTAAATCCTACATTAGCATCCGCTCTTTTTGTTGTGCCATCGGTTAATGTTCCCAATCTTCTACCAAATATTGTACCAAAAAGTGTATTGATAATGCTGAATAAAGGTTCCTGAATTTGACCAGAAACAGCTCCAGTAATTGGGAATCTTATTTTAGCATTTAATCTTGTTGAAATATCAACTTGACCAGTAAGATAAAAACCTGAAGTGTGCATGGTCTTTTTAAAAGTGTCTCTCCATTCTGCAATTGAACGACCTACTTTTATAACATAAGAAAAATCTTGATAATATAAAGAGTCTTGTATTTTAATAGTATTTTCTGAAACAAAGCCATCTTCATTTATATAAACTCCTTCAGTATCAGCTACTGAACCAACAGTCAAAGAAGCTGTTGCTGAATTTGATCTAAAAATTGTTCCTGTAGAACCTGAAGAATTTCCTAATATTGTAGAATTTTGTGTTATAGTTCCTGAACTATTTTTTAACACTAACAATCCAGTATATTGATTATAATTAACAACCGTTGCTGTAACAGAAGTACTTGTTGTTACTGTTTCTCCTTCTATAAAAATTCCTGAAGTGTTTGTTAATATTAAATTTTTATATAAAATTAAAGTAGGAGGAGTAGGAGAGTTTTCATAACCTTTACCATATTCTAATATTTTTAAATCTAACACACCACCTATATCAGTAGTATAACTTTTTAAAATAGCATCATTACCTGTTGAGGCAATTGTTACTATAGGTAATTTTGTATAACCATTTCCTGAATTATACAAATAAACATCCGTAATGTCTCCTATACCTGTACCAAATTCTTGTACAAATTTATTTCCTGAATAAGCATCTTCTTGTGTTGTCGATTCTTCTAAAACAATTCTATCATTTGAACCATCTTCTAATATTATTCCTCCATTTACTATTGAAATAAATCCAGCAGCACCTGCTCCGTTAGTGTTTGTATTATCAAAAACTAATTCATCACCAATTGAATAACCTGTACCTGGATTATCTATTATAATTTCAGAAATACTACCAGAGGTAATAGATTTTGTTTGTACGATAGATCCTTGTCCTCCGCCAACAATAGATACACTTTCTCCTTCTGAATGCAAAACTCCAAAATTTGTTATTGTATGTGAAATTGGAATTCCAGTAATAATAGATTTAATTAAAATATCGTCCGTATCTGTTATTGTTCCTGTTATTTGTTCTCCAACCAAAAATGTTCCTAACATACTATCTTTGTTTAAAACAAATTCTGAAACTGTACTTGATCCTATTAAAAATTTACTTACATTTTCAACTATAGCTGTTGCGTTTGATGTTCTGCCTGTTATTGTTCTACCTATTAAATTTAAAGTTTCGCCTTCTAATTCTAACGATCTTAATATTCTATTTTTGGTAAATTTTCCGTCCGACACTCTTAGTAGTTGTTCTCTAGGATAAATTGTTTCTGCTGTTTCATTGAATAACAATCTAAAAAATAATTCATTTCCTTTTTTAGTGCCTTTTGATTGATATAATGATTTTACATTTTTAATTAAATTTCTTTTATTAACATTAACATTTAAATTTTCAGGAAAGGTTGATAAAAATTCATTTCTAAAATTAATTAAAAAATTGGATATGGCTTTATCAGGATCTCTAAAATTCAATAATTCTTGTATATTATTTACAGGATTTGGTCTATAGTTATTAATTATAGCACTAGCATTTGAAGAAGAACCTAATAAAGTTTCTCCTTGTATAAACTTATCTTGAGCTACAATAAACAATCTGCGATTATCCAAATCCTCAGTAAGTACAATAGAAGTTGCTTTTGATGTTTGTCCTATTATAATTTCTCCTTTGACAAATTTTCCATAAGAAGAACTTTCTAATATTATTTTATCACCAGCATCTAAAATAGTTTTTTCAGATTCGAGACGAGAACCGTCTAATAATAAGTTATTTTCTCGATTTGTTTCAGTTTCTAATCTTATGCCATCCGTAGTTTCAACACTAGTAACCACCAATTCGGCAGCTTCCATAAATGTGTAATATGTTTTTAAAAATTCTACAAATTTAGGATGATCTTCAAGTACAAAATCTGGTACCTGTGAAGTAATTAAATTAGATATCTTATTTTTAAAATTAGCCATAATTAATAGCTAGTTGCTGTTGTGTAACCTACTCCTGCTTCTGCTGATCCTCCAACAAAAGTATCTGGTTGAACTGCGATTGAAGAATTTTCTATATCTATTTCTACAATTTGATCTCGTACAGGAACAATATCATTTGAATTTGGCTTTACAGTCAATTCTATTGCTGTTGATATTTGATTTCTAATATTTTCAACACTAGTTATGTTTAAAGATGATATTTCAATTTGACCTGTAGAGTAATATATAGTTCCTTGAGAATTGTTCACATAAGTTTTAACACCATTAACCAATCTATATCTTCTTATATTACCATTACCATCATCATTTAAATAATAAACATTATTTGTATCACCACTAATTTTAAATCCTGATGATTCTAAGATTCCTCCTTGAGAAGAATTATATCCTGCCACAGGATTGTATAATGAATTTCTAAAGTAGATGTCATATTTTGTAGATGAATTTAATGTTGGTGTAAAATTTTTTCTAATTTTAATAGTAGTTATGTTTGACACTATACTAGTATCTGTATTATCTATTAATCCTACTACTTTAGAATATCTGAATATGCCATCAAATTTTTGTAAAGTATTAGTATTGTAATTTATTAACTGATTAATAACATCAGATTTTAAAGTATCTGAAGTTTTTGTTGTCAATCTTGAATCGTATTTAACATTACTTGTAATTAAAACAGAAGTTATTTGAGGATCAACAATAATAGGTCTTACAGAAGCAACATTGTAAGGTTTTAATGCTGTAACAATGCTTGACTTAGTTGAATTTGTAAGTGTAGATCCGCTTTTTGCTTTTATAGCAATTTTAACAACACCATATATTGCTGTCTCATCATTTTCGCCGCCCCAAGCACTTACGGATAAAGCATTTGGATAAATCGACTTAACAATCGTTTCATAGTCTGTTGTTGTTACAGCTCTGTTTTGAGCAGAATAATTTAAAGGAGCATTAAAACGAATCGACTCTTTAGATTCAGCTTCTGTTCCTCCTTGTGATGCTGAATTTGTTTTTATAGACACGTCTGAAAATCCACCGATTGTTGTAGATAGTGTAAATGAGGAAGCACCATTAGATTGATCTTTATTTGTAACAATATATTCCAATATTATAATATTACCATCTGATAAAGAAGTTCCTACAACACCATCACCAAAATAAACTTCAAATTTTCCATCTTCGTTTTCTTGTAAAAAATAAACGTTAGAAGTATTAGATACACCATTGTATCCACCAGCTAAAGAGTAAATATTTGTAATTGTATCAGTAGAACTGTTTTGTATGGAAACTTTTAATGTGGTTGTGTCAGCGTTTAAACTATTAATTACAAATTTTTGATCAGGATCATTTTTATCAACAACATATCTATAAGTAACTAAAGTTCCTTCATAAACATTTACATTTGAAAAATTATAAACACCATTTACAGGAGAAATAGTATAATCTTGATTTGTCAAGTATTGATAAGTTGTTCCTAAAACAGAAGTTACAAATGCAGTTCCTTTTGTTAATGTTAAAGTTGAACCGGTTGCGTCATTTACAGTTATATTTAAATTTGCTATAGGTGCTCTAACAGAAGATGGAGTATAATTTAACATCTTTGCTAAAGATACTATATTTTTTCTAATGTCAGCACTATCCAAATACATTTCATTAGCTAACATGTTAGCATTGAAACCTAGATAATGTGTATTGTATGCTAGTATATCTAAAAGAACGGCAAATCCTGAACCTTCAAAGTTATAATCAGAAAATTCTGTTTGACTTTGTAAAAATGTTTTTAAATTTGATTTTATATTATCAAAATCAAAATCTGATACTTCTAATTTGTTACTTGCCATATTATCTTAGTCTTTCTAAAAACGTTTCTACATTTATTAGTTCATTAGAACCTATAATATAAAAATAAATACTTAAATCATAAGCATTACTATCATAATTTGGTCTAGCAGCTATTTGTACCAATTTAATTCTTGGTTCATAATTAACTAAAACTTCTTGTACTTTTCTTTGAAGATTTAATGCTGTAAGTGGTGTCATCAATTCAAACAACATTGCTCTAACACTAGAACCTATTTCTGGATGAAAAGGCCTTTCAAAGTGTGATGTATTAATTAAATTTCTAACACTTCTTTTAACAGCTTCAACATCTGTTAATTTATTTACATCACTTGTTACTGTATTACGACCAAAATCTAAATCCAAATCTTTATATTTTACATTAGCTCGCTTGCTAGTATTCGTAGAACTGGCATCGTAATTTGGCATAGTGTTAATATTTATATTAGTTTACTGAAACATTTGAAGAACCTGTGATATTATGATTACAATTTGCTTTATCACCAGCTCTTACTATACCAATACCATTTACAAATACATTTTGTGAACCTTGAACCATAGGAGGCGTTGGTTGATGTGGAGGTAAGCCGTGGCTTGCTACTTTATCTCCAATTCTAACTACACCATCACCATTTACTAAAACATTTTGACTTCCTTCAATAGCAACACCGCCCGCTATGTCTTTATTCTTGCGAGCAACGCCTGGCATTATCTACCTTGACCTCTATATTTCTTAAAACTTCTTCTTTTGTGTTTATTCATCATACATTTGCTGTGAAATCCACGTCCAATGCTTGTTCTTTTTGGTTTACTTGTTTTTTTTGATGCGTTTGTGTTTCCTGCTACTTTTCTTGCCATAATTTTTTGCCTTTTTTAGTTTTTTCGAATCAATATCATCAATCATAAATGATAAATCATCAATTTTGTCAAAATCAATCATATATTTACTATTTATAATGATTTTTTGTGTTGTATTTTTACAACATTTATTTAAGTTACTGATTTTGTTGCTTTATTTCTTTAAAAAAAGTGCTTTTTTCGCTTGTTTTAATCAAAAATACAGTGTATATTATATGTATATTAACAACAAAAAAATAAAATAAATGTTTACTAAAGAAGATGTTAAATCATTGTTACTTGTTGCTGCTATT